ACCACGGCAGACGTGAGCTTTCAGCGCTCGGCATGGGCGTGTCGCTGACAGGAGAGGACAACCAACCAAGGCCGATCGAGGACATCCGCAAGGACGTTGAGCAAATCATGACATCCTACCAGAGCTGAGCATGAAACAGAGCGCACACACACTCATCGAGCTGGGCTATTCGGTCATCCCAGTAGACAGCCTCAAAAGGCCCATGGTCTCGTTCAAGCGAAGCGGCTACACACAGACACTGCCAGGCAAGGAGCTTGACCTGCTTTTCGACAAGAGCCACGGCATAGCGATCATCGCTGGAAAGGTGTCTAAGAACCTGATTTGCATTGATGTAGATCTGAAGTACGACAACACAGGAACGCTGATGTCTCGGCTCAAGGAAAGACTCATCGAGGCCATACCAGATTTCTTCCAAAGAGCTGTTCTACAGCAAACACAGTCAGGCGGTTACCATCTGATTTTTAGATGCGATGAAGGCACAACCATCCCTGGCAACAAGAAGCTGGCTATGCGTAACACAACTCCAGAGGAACTAGCTGAGGATAAGAGGAATAACCATCGTCTGACACGCTCAGAAAGGGTTTTGATTGAGACAAGAGGGGAGGGGGGATATTTCCTTGTGACTCCAACACCAAACTATTCACTCAAAAAAAATACATTCGAGACCATCGGCACATTCTCATCGGATGAATTAGATGCCGTTTTTGCCACCTGCCGTTCGTTCTCCGAGACTTTCTATGACGAATCAACCATTGATATACCCCGACCAGAGATCGTGCGTCAGAGAGCCTCTAATGAGATTTCTCCATGGGATGATTACAACAACAAGACAGACGGTGTGCAATTGTTGCAGATATATGGCTGGACCACAAGCGGTTACATAAACAATACCACGGTTAAGCTGCTTCGCCCTGGTAAGTCAGACTCTCGTGAGCATTCTGCATACTACCACACCGACACCAATAAGCTGGTTGTGTTCTCTACCTCCACGCCTTTTGATACAGAGGTAGGGGGACGTATTCCTGCCTACACCCCATTTGCGATCTTTGCCGTGTACGAGCATAACGGTGACTACCACAAGGCAATCATGCAGTTAAGGGACGAGGGGTATGGTACAAAGAACTTTAAGTCCATACCCGAATCCAAGTCAGTGCTTCGTCCTGGTGAGGTGAAATCCAAACCAAGGCCTAGCGAGGAGCCTTCTCACTCGATGGAGGACCCCGACAATGTGGACTCTGACATCGCCAAGTACATCGGGGACTTCAACAACGCTGTTGGGTATCTTAACATGGCTCGGAGTAACTCCCTGCCTGAGGGCTTAAAGTTCGGTTACAACGACCTTGACAAGCACTGGAGGCTCAAGAAGGGACAGCTCAACATCGTACACGGCCTTGCCAACGTGGGTAAGTCAACCTTCATGTGGTATCTAGCAGTGCTGAGCGCTATCGCCCACGGCTGGAAGTGGGTCATCTACACTGGAGAGAATGATTACGAGTTTGTCATACGAAGGATGATGGAGACCTACACAGGCAAGCAGCTTCACCTGTTCTCACAGACCGAGTGGGACAACGCTGAGGTGTTCATCCGAACACACTTCACCTTCATCACCAACGAGCATAGCTACTCATTCCGTGACATCCTTGACATCGCAGAGAAGCTACGAAACGACTCGTTCTATTTCGATGCCCTAATGATCGACCCTTACAATTCATTGGTTGTCGATGATACTATCGCTAAAAGCGTTGGTAAGCTTAGCGGGAACAAGCACGACTACGACTACGCTGCTACAACAGAGATTAGGATATTCTGCCGCAAGACTGGGGCTAGTGTGTTCTTGAACGTGCATACAGGAACAGACGGTGCTAGGCGTGTAAACCGAGAGCCTAAACACCCACCACGGATGTACGAGGTAGAGGGCGGTAACAAGTTTGCTGCACGTGCTGATGATTTTGTTACCGTGCATCGTAACACCAAGAGCGAGGAGTCCTGGATGTTCACCGAGGTACACGTCGACAAGGTAAAGACACAGGAGACTGGCGGACGCCCTACACCTGAGGACAGCCCTATCCTGCTCAGATTCGTGCCAGAGAAGGGGCGATTCCTTGCCATGCACGATGGCTTCCATCGATTTGATATCATTGACTACCATCTCACAGGATCTGGCCTAGCTACAGAGAAGAAACCCATCATAACCGAGCAACAGTATAGCTCTGGTAAGTCACCTGCTATGGAGGGATTAAACGGCCAAACAAAAAATTATTTTTTGTCTGACGAGGAGGACAATGAGCCTTTTTAATTTATCTTTGCAAAACCAAAACATCATGAACATAATTATGGCAGAAGGAACAATCAAATTCAACCTACCCGAAGAGCGGGAGGAGTTTATCGACGCGTTCAATGGGACGTCGTGGAAGATCGTAGTAAGTTGCATACTTGAGTACCTCAGGAGGCAGAACAAGAACGAGGAGGACGAGGTTGCGTACAAGGTTCGCAGCGAGATATTCTCTGAGATTATGGAGATGATCGAGGACAGTTCATTAACGCTTAACGTATGAAAGATAACGGTATGCTGATGATACCATGCTCGATAGAGAACGTATCAACTAGAAAAGACAAGACACTAAAGGTTGTTATCGAGACCCAGGAGATCTCGCCAGACAAGATCGCCCAGCTGATGAGCCTATGGGTTAACGGGTACGGCATCATGTGCTTCAAGGGTGAGCAGTTCTCCCACGACGAGCAGGAGCTGATTAGCTCCATCAAGCTTTCGGCAGAGGAGCTAGGTGCTAAGACACCTTCCGAGAGGTTGCGTAACACGCTCTATGTGTTGTTCAGGGAAAACCCTAAGGGATTCCAGACATTCGACTCTTTCTACCTCAACCACATGGAGGAGATCATCAAGATGATTAAACGCAGACTAGACAACAAGATATGAAAAAGCGAGGCGGAGCAAGACCAGGCGCTGGTGCTAAGCGCAAGTACGGAGAGGCTACAGAAAATCTAACTGTACGCATCCCAGCTTCAAAGAAGCAGGAGGTTCTTGAGCTTATCAGGCACTATCTGAAAGAGAACGAGGTTAATAGGGATGGAATTAAATACGATCCGTTATATGGGTGCTGAAACAGCTGTGCAGTACCTTAAGAAGATGGTGTTCCCATACCTAACGCACGAAGAGAAGATGCTTACAGGTCAGTTCTTTTATGAAGCAGAGTTGATGGAGAAGGAGCAAATAATGGCATTTGCAAAGTTGTGGGAGGAGAAATTGCTTGATGGTAGAATAGATAGTGTTGATGATTTATACAACAAAACATATAAGCAATGAAAACAATTGAGCAGATTTACGATGGTTTTGTAACCATGACTACTAACAGGAAGGAAGGCACAATGAATATTGCAACCTTCAGGGACCTAACATCAGGATCAGAGATACATGACTGCTTTGGATACAAGCTTTTAGTAACCGAGGTTATCGATAGTTGGCGAGCAAAAGGTTTTTTTGAAGACAACAAAAGACCAACGGTCTATAAGGTAAAGGCTACGATCACTCACACACCAAAGAAGTCTGAATGAGGACTGGTATTGTAAACAGACTAGGTGTGGACCAGCAGTGCAGGTTAACCTTCAAGACAAAGAAGGGAAACAATATGCTGTTCCTGTTCATGGAGATACCATACAACCCAAACCGCATACCTATGGACTGCTCTGACTTCCTGTACGAGATCATGAACATGGAGAGCGGTGAGCGGTTTGTTATCAGTGGTGGTAAATATGACAACCATGTAAAATCTGGTTACTTCCACAGCGTACTTAAGACCGATAAATACGCCCATCTTCAGGACAAGCTTATCGAAGGAACTTCATTAAGATTTATTTATATCTGCTAGAAATAAAAGAAATCTTTATTTTTGTTTCATGGATGTATATGAAGAAGAGAAGTATGTTGACATTGAGTATGCTGTATTTGCTAATGTCTACCACGCTTGCTATACCAAACAGGAGCATGATATTTATGGCAGCGTAGATGCTGTTGTATCATCCTTTATTGATAGCATCAGGACAAATCAATCAAACACGGCTTACATACTTTCTGTTAAGAAGCAGAACAACTACCTGTATATAAGCTCGGCTAAAAAAAGACAAGACAAGCTATGGCGAAGAAAGCAAAACCAGTAGGAATAAACGGATCTGGTTTCTCTAAGGAGGACTGGGACCACCTAGAGAAACTATCCGAAAAGGACCCAGTTATCTGGAGCGCTATCGAGGTGCTTAAGATAATATTCTCTAGGGCGCATATCGAGAGCTTCGTCACACTAAGAGACACCATAGACTTCCTAAACCAGTCTTTAAAGGACGTCGCTTCGCTTCCTAAGGAGCATAGGCCAAACATCCTAAGCAACAACCAGGAGAAGGAGTTTGACTCCATCCTGAAGGTTGCTGCTGCTATACCAAAGCTAAACATCGACCTTCAGAACATGAAGGACAACCTGTTCTCTGACGCGGATGTCGATGTAAACGATAACATTTCACTGAGCGACAAATGGGCCAACGCGTCAAGAAAGTAAGGGAGGTTCCATATAAGGTGATCGAGGAGGGCCACGTACCTAGGAAACTTCTTAGTGCAGCCGAGGTGCGCGAGACCGTGTACGGACTCTTTGAGATATATGGCTTCTTTATAGTTGACGGAAGATACCTATACTGCTTCCTGTCGTTTATAGACCACAAGGGGATGATAAAGTACACCGTAAGGATGTTCATGTCCACCATTGAGTTTATGCCGTTCAAGATGAGGGCCGATATGTACAGGGACATTGTCCCATACTTAAAGGAGAACTTCGTGAAGAACCCTCATCTGATGATAACAGACAAGGAAGAGCTAGAGAAGTTCATGCGCTGGAGGCCTAGGTCAATTGAGATCCTATGAGCGAAGAAGAGAAATATAAACAGCCTTACTGGTTCACGCACTCGAAGTTCTACAAGAAGCTTCGTAAGCATGAGCTATCTGACGAGAGCTGTTTTAAGCACATAGGCTCGATGCCAGAGCTAGAGCCTGATGAGCTATGGCCTGTTGACAAGCCGCTAACAGCCGAGGAGGTTGACCAGGCGCTAAGAATGAACAAGCTAAGGAGGCTGTATCTGGAGAACGAGAAGTGGGAGATCGTGCAGCTAGGCAACATACGTGAACCTGTAGATGACGAAGCTTACTGGGAATTCACTACCTTTCTTGCTGAATGTTATGAGCTGCTAGGGGAGCAGTACGTAAATTACATCCTGGAGCCTCTAGGCTTCGTACAACATAGATATGTCACGAACAAAAGAATCAGGTAAGATAAACATAATTGACTCAAAATCCAAGACCAGGCCGATTTATGAGTGGGAGGGCAAGCCTTCTATATTCAGGACCAAGCGTGACGAGGAGGCTTGGTGGGAAAGAGAGAAGAAGCGTTGGCGCGAGGGCTACGGCGGTTTAACTGGCGCCCATTACTTTACCGTAACACAGGGTACGTACAAGAGCGCCTTGAACGAGTATATAAGGCCTCAGGTCCGTGATGGGGATATGCTAGTGTTTGAGGAGTATGAGTCGTGCCGAAAGTCGATGGAGGACCTGTTTATTGCTAAGCGACGTGGTTTTGCCTTGTCGTCCATATTCGGAGGAGCCATTCCGATGTATACAGCGATCACTAAGCCTGGTTCCACCAATCTAATTACCTCAGCAGATAAGACCAGGCTAGAGGAACTATACAAGGAGAAGCCGCTAGTGTTCTACTCCGAGATAGATAGTTCCATAAAGCCTAACACAATATCACTACGCCAGAGCGGTTACCTTCACTTTGGTAAGAAGGAGTCTGACGGGAGTATATCTGGTCTGAACTCCAAGATAATGCTCATCCAGACCACGGAGTCTCCTAAGGACGCTACAGCGTTTGAGGCCTATCGTGCTACGACTATATTCATCGACGAGGTATTCCTTCACCCTAGGCCAGATGTTGTTGTGGCATCTAGTCAGGACTCGATCAAGAACGGCTTTGTTAAGATCAACCCGATCGTACTAGGCGGAAGTTGCGGTGTTGCATCCACAGAGGGCGCAACAAAGATGCAGCAATATTGGATGGACGCAGACGCTAATATGGTTAGAACCGTGTTTATCCCAGGTTGGATGTGCATATCGGACGCGCCTGAGCTAGACGATGACGGAAACCAAACAGGCCGTATGCTTAACTTCTGCCCTAACGGTCGTAGCGACCAGGCGGCTGCTACGGACTGGATACTCAAGATGCGAGGCAAGCTAGAGAAGGCAAAGAACAAGGCCAAGTACTTGCAGTTTGTTAAGGCTTACCCTCTATCTATAGAGGAGGTTTTTGACGTGAACACACAGGGCGTGTTCACAGAGGATGTTATGGACCACCTATCTAGCGCATCTATTAGGATACTAAAGGAGAACTACCCAGTAGGACGATATGACCTGTATGAGACACCTTCAGGTCTTATAACAGCGCGTGTGAACGCTAACTCTGGCGACTTCTATATCCTAGACCATCCTAACCAGTCTTTGAAGTATGGGGCTGGTAATGACCCTATCCCGTTCGGACACAACGAAGACATCACTTATAGACGTTCTGAGAACTCTATAGCCATCGGTTCGTTTAACGAGATGAAGCTAGTGGCCTACCATGCTGAAAGGACTCACGATGCCGATATCGCCGCGCAGAAGATGATCATGCTTGCTAGGTACTACAACGACGCAAAGATAATGATCGAGCGTAACCGAGGTGGTATGATCATAGACAAGATAAAGCAGCAGGGCTACACGCATCTACTAGCAAACCAGCCTAAGTGGATGGGAGCCTCTGGGTACGACAAGAGGGCTAGATACGGCTGGTATAAGGACAGCGTGTCTTCACAGGCCGCATACGCTGAGCTGATTACATACATCACTAAATACTCTGACCAGATATTCATAAAGCGCTTGGTCGATGAGCTTAAGCGGTTTATTGTTGATAACACCGACTTAGCCGATGCCTGGGTGTCGTTCCTGATTTACGCAAGGGAGTACCACGAGCGAATTGCGAAGAAGATTGAGACTAATTTTACTACTGTTGAAACATCTGTTGTTACAATTAGGAACGGTCAGCGTCTAGTGGAACGAAAAACTGTGTATATTAAAGGCGAAAATGGAGAGCCTGTAAATCGACCAGATATATTTAATTATGGTAGGTGACATAAGAGAGCAATCGCAGCAGATATCGTATGTTTCGGATAACAAGGTGACCGAGATTGGATACTTCATGCGTTTCGCTGAGTACACACCTGAGACCAAGAATGTGGTTGGAATAGTGGCGGTTATACTAGACAAGTCAGGAAAAATAATATACCGTGATCCCAAGTCAATCAGATTTATATTCGAGTGACGACGGAACACTGATCAAGGCGATACCGTCGATGTCGCTAACCAACCCTAAGGTTAAAAAGGACGGCACCTATACTGGCAATGATAAGAACGGAGCTGAGTACTCTATAAGAATAGAGGATACCGACCTTGTACACTCTAAGACCAAGAAGCCAGGATACAGAATACATTTCGTAGCAATAACTACTAGACTGTCTTTCATAAGCTTTGAAGGCAATTCTATAGATATTATAAAGGCTAGGCTAGAAAAAATAGGATATAAGTTTGGTAATCATTAGATTTGCACCGACTTGTAAGATGCTGTCTGCTCGCGTCTTGTAATGTTTTGGGTTAGCCGATCACTTTTGTGGTCGGCTATTTTTTTAATAAAAAAATATTTTATTTCTTTGCTTCATGGATAGACGATTTGTAAACGTAAACTATGACGCGCCTATTGAAATACACCTAGCAATCAGAAACATTTGCGATAGGTTGATCATAGAGGCTGGTGAGAAGAAAAAGATACCTGAGCTGTATCAGGACCTAGTGATATATGCTATATCCACAATAAAGCCTGGAGACAACCTAGAGATAAGCGAGCTGTCTGGCAGGACCTGTAGGACCATATTCTTTATAAGCCGTGACCAGCGTGATCAGGTAGCAGATATGCTAGGAGGCAGAAGCGAGCTAAGCTTCAGAGAGAAGTACGACATACTTCTAGAGTATTCGCTAAGAAAACTATACAACGTAGAACTAAAGAGGGCATGATGTACTTTATCGGTTGTGACCCAGGCCAGTCTGGTGGCTTTGTAATAATTGACCAGGACATGAAGGTTGTTGACGTATTTAAGACACCAGAGGACCGAAACAGCTTCGTTGAAAAGATGCAGGGTATAAAGAACCTACCAGGCCAGATATTCCTAATGAAGGAGCGTGTGCATTCGATGCCAGGCAACGGCGCTAAGTCTAACTTCACGTTTGGGTACAACATCGGAATACTAGAGGCATCGTTGTCTTTTGCTAAGATACCGTATCAGGACATCACGCCTCAGACATGGATGAAGTCTTATATGCTCAAAAGAGAGAAGGAGGAGTCTGGAACGGCTTGGAAGAACAGGCTAAAGCAAAGAGCGCAGGAGATATTTCCAGACCAGAAAGTAACGCTGTGGAGTGCGGATGCATTCCTTATAGCTGAGTACTGCCGACGCACGATGTCTGGCAGAGTGTTCTAATAATCAAGAATAAAATGTATATTTGCTCATTGCAACTATATCAAAATGGCAGATAAATTTAAGGACCAAAAGGAGAAGGCGGACATCATAAATTACCAGCCACCTAGACAAGACCTTACTGACCGACAAATCTTAGCGGAGTATGGTAGCATGGAGGCTTACGATCGCCAGATGGTTAGGTACTGCTGCACATTCTATAATAGACCAAACGAGTTTTACGATATATTCTACCAGCAAATACCGTCAGTACAGTCAACGCTAAAGAAGAGACCGTACTCGCCAGTTTTGCAGATCCTAGAGAACTACAGATATTACAACGGTGAGCAGTTTAACTTCAACTACGCGTTCTTGTCTAAGACTGTTGGAGGAGAAGAGGTACCAGCCCCGTTCATACCAGGACAGAAGATATATCAGGTTGTTGAGTTCCTAAAGGGTTCATATGCGTCCGTTATCCGTAATGCCAAGATACGTTGCAGGTCATTGTCAAAGGAGGCCGAGGGTAACCGATACAAGCGACTAACTCTAGCGATGCTAAAGTACGACTACAAAGACCTGTTCGACATGATGGAGGACGAGTCTGGTGTAAGCGTCAACCCTGTTCCAGAGGACCAGATGGAAAGCAAGGAGTCGATATACAAGTTCATCGAGGAGAACCCATTCGAGTCATCCGAGAAGCTAGGCAACTCGCTAATAGAATTTATAGTAAGAGACAATGACTTCACAAACAAAGCAATTCGAAGCTACTTCGACACTAGGGTTGGAAGATATTCAGGCATGGTTTGTCGAATCCTTAATGGTAGGGTTGACATCCAGACACTACCTGGGTACCAGCTCATCATCGACAACCGAGTGGACGACGACCTCAACGGACAAGCTAGGTTCAGAGGAATCATCGAATACCTAACACCAGAGGAGATCTTTGAACGGTTCCCGTGTGAGAAGAGCGAGCGAGATGAGATAATCGCAAACGCAGGAGGCCTGAACGAGTTCATGGCTCCTTTTAATAGTTTCTCAGACCCAATAAACTTCAGATGGTGGTCTACTACCAACAGACAGATTGCTGTTGTAACAATGTACTGGATGCAGCTTGTTGACACACGCTATGTGTACAAGAGAGACAGCAAGGGTCGTATTAAGTACCCATACGAGTACAAGATCCTTTCTGAGTCTGATCCACGCCCTGGAGAGTTCTTTGTTTCAGTGCCAAGACAAGCCACGCTTATTGGCAACAAGTACATAAAGGAGAACAAGTTCGTAGATGAGATCGTGTACCATCCGAACGACAAGAAGCAGCCATTGCTTCCGTTGCATATCATCTGCCCTAACATGGTCAACGGTATATCCAAGAGCGTTGTGGATAGACTACGTGCGCACCAGGATATGCACGATGCGATATCGTGGCGCATCCGAGATAAGATGGCAAAGGCGCACGGTAAGGTACCTATCCTTGATGGGTCACAGATACAGGGAGTAAGCGCACTTGATATAGAGGAGGACTTCAAGAAGCTTGGATTCACAATACTAAACATGGCATCTACAGAGGCTGGAGACCCAACCGTTAGGCCTCTAGTTCAGTACATGGACTTCACTATGGATGCTGACGTAAGGGCTTTGATAAGTCTGAAGCAGGAAGAGGAGCGCTTGATGAACGATATGTACAATACAAGTCCTATCGTTATGGGTACTCAGCAGACTTATACTGGTTATGGAACACAGCAGTCTGCTATCTCACAGGCGACAATGAGTATCGTGAACGACACGCAGACTCACGTTCAGTTCCTAGCAAACGTGCTTCAGTACGCAGTAAACGCCGCTAAGAAGTTCTATACATCAAAGGAAGGAAAGCCATTTGCAAAGGACCTATTCAGCGAAAGGACTATATATCTAATGGAGCAGAGCGAGGATCTGCGTTTCGAGGACCTATCTACTATCGTTGATATACTAGACAACATCGACCAGGTAGAGCGCAAGGAGTTGATGATGCTTGCACAGACAATCATTCCTACAGGAAACCTAGCAGCGCTAGAGTTGATGGTAGACCTCCAGTCTCAGCCAACCAAGACCTCGCTGAAGAACGCTATATCCTACATCATAAACAAACAGAAGCGCGAACAACAACAGCAGCAAGAACAGGCAATGATGCAACAAGCCATCATGCAGGATGCGGCTGGCCAGCAAGCGATGGAACGCGAGGCTATGATCCAGGACTCAAAGGGAGACCTAGAGGCGATGAAGGCAGACGCTATGCTAGAGAAGGAGGCTATGAAGATAGACGCAAAGCAGCCGCCTAGCCAGCAAGCGCCTAGATAACAAAAAATTTTGTTTTGTAACTAATAACCCATAAATTTGCAAGCATGAATAAAGTAGCAGATACTACCATTGATCCTGAACTACAGGATGCACAGGTAGAAGAAACAGTAGATCAAACAGAGCAAGCGGCTCCTGATACCCAAAGTCAGGACGACGACATTCTGGATGACGAGTTAGATGGAGTGGTCGCCACCCCGTCATTTATTTCAACAAAAGCACAAACCCCCGCAACCCCTGCTGATACAGAGTCCGTAGATCGTTCTGAACTAGAGCGACTACGTCAAGTAGAGCAGGACTATCTTGCACTAGCTTCAGACCCACTGGTGGAGGCTGCGTTTAACTTCCGTAGGGCTGGTAATAACGACATTATGCAGTTCGTATCAGAGTTGACAGGAGGCTACAAGGATGTAGCTAAGATGTCAATGGATGAGATGTACGAGCAGCATTACAGGTCATCTATTGCCAAGCGTTACGCTTTGTCTGAGGACGACATTGAGGAGGCTCTTGACGAGTTTAGATCTAAGTCCCCAGCACAAAAGGCGCAGATTATCGATCCGATCCGCGAGAAGCTAGAGCAAGATAGTAAGAACTCTATCAAGTCACTTAGCGAGAAGTTCTCTTCTAAAGCTAAGGATGACGAGAAGGCAATCCAAGAATTTCAGGAGAGGGAAAAGAAGGCCCTCAACTATTTAGATAATAAGCTGAACGAACTAACAGGAAAGACAATCCATCGGGTCCAAGTAACTCCAGAGATAGCCAAGGAAATCCGCGATCTTTCCACCCAGTTTGCGATCAGAAACCCAGAGACTTTGGAAGCTGATGTGGATGCGACCATATCCATGTGGATGTGGCTCCGACATGGCGACAAGATTCTCAAACAACACATCCGCTACGGTCAGAACCGTGGACTAGAAACCAGCGTAATCGGTAGGTCGAATGGAAACGCAAGCCCGATTAAGACGAATGGAGTTTCTCCGTCCTCAACAACTGACAAGTATGAGGAGGTGCTTAAAAAGTCTGGCGGGAAACTCCCGCGGACAGGAAGTCCAACCCCTAATTAATCTTTTTAAAAATGGCTAATCAAGTTTCAACCCTCAATATCGAGGACAATCTTTACAGCCGTGCGTTGAATGATCGTAATGACTTCAGCCGTGTATACGACCTTTCTGGTGGTTACTCTAAGCTTTTGACTATCGTTAACATCATCAACTCTGGCAATTCTAAGTCTATCGACGTAGACAAATACGAGAAATCGTTCATGACTAATGGATACGTTATCCAGCAAATAGCAGCAAATGCTTCAGCAGCTGGATCTGTTAACGTAACAGTTACCTTGGCCGACCCTACTTACGACAACTTCCGCATCAATGACCTCGTTATGAGCGAGTCTTTGACAATCCAAGGTATCGTAGTAGCTAAAGCTCCAGGTGTATTGACCATTGCTCCAGCTCCAGGCGGAACAACTCAAACAGAGCTTTTGGCTGAATTCCAAGCTAACAAATTCTTGAAGGCTTACGGCGATGCTCAACCTTTGCGTAACTCTGTTGGTCGTGAGTCACTTTATCAGTTCCCTGATGTTGACTACAACTACACACAGGTTATCCGTGAAAGCACTTCAGTATCTCGCCGCGATAAAATCCGTTCACGCGTTATGTGGCAAGACGGAATGTGGTGGGAAGCACAGCAGCCTTTGGCTATCGAGATGATGCTTAAGCGCAAGGAGTTCATGGCTCTTTGGGGTCGTCGTGGTAAAGGCCTTGTTAATGGACAAGAAACCAACACCAACGGTGGTATCGACTGGGCTATCAAAGAACGTCCTGTAGGTCGTGGTGTATACTACCCATTAGCAGGTCTTCCTTCTGAGGCTACATTCGAGAAGTTCCTTTCTGACGTTTATGACCGTAAGGCACAGCAAGGAGAGAAGTTCTTGATGTTAGGTCGCGGTATGTTGCACCACATCCAGAAGAACATGACCCGTGATTTCATCCAGTATGCTGGTCAGCTTAACACATTCGGTGGTGCTGATGTATCTGGCTTGAACATCATGCAATATGCTGTTGCTGGTATGAAGTACAACTTCATGGAAATGCCTATCCTTAACGACCCAGACTTCTTCCCAGAGGCTGCTGGCGTAACAGGTGCGCAGTTCCGTAAGCGTCAGTACGACTGCTACTGCTTAGATTTGGATGCTATCCCAGTAAAAGGTGGCGGAACTGCTCCTGCCATCGAGAAAATTCACTTCGGTGATTCTGAGTATTATGAAGCGTTTATCGCTGGTATGGACTCTGCTCCTTCTGGTGGTGTAACTGATGACGCTATCCGTGCAGCATCTGCTACTCGCGTTGTTACTGATGTGGATAACTCTACATACCACGTAATGAGCGACTGCGGATACGACATGATCGGTAAATTCTCAGGCAAAATGGAGCTGATTTAATTCATTGTTTAACTTTTAAAAACTAGAAAAAATGAATAGCACAATTCAGCCAAACTATTTAATCCTTAATACTGCATCTGGATCAGATGTTACAGTATCAGAAGGTAGTGTCGTATTTGGAGCAACAACAAATGTTTCTAACCCAATTGCCGTTAAAAACATAACTAAGATTACATCTCAGCTTTTCGCTGCTGGTACTAATCAAGTTGTTGAGGTTACTGTTCCTGCATCTGTTGCAGCTAACACTACATACTCATTTCAGATTTTATTGCAGAATTCACTAGGTGAATATTATGCTGTATATGTTGAGTATGTAACAGCCGCTTCAGGAGACACTACAACAACTGTCCGAAACGGATTGAAGGCAGCATTAGATGCGTACATCACTACAGGTTATGCCACTGTAACTAGTGGAACATCTGGTGCAAACATCCTTACAATTACAGGGACAGCAACAACTCGTTCATTTGTTACCGAAGCCATGTTAGGTGGACTTACAGTAGCTATTACAACAGCAGGAGTTGCTACGTTCGGAACTGGAGCAAGCTTAGTAGCTCAGGGAATTGTTGGAATGGGAACCTCTCAGCCAGCAGCTGGTACAAACTATAGCTTAGCTTTAGTTGAGTATTCAGGACTTGTTACTGATGGTAATACTATCGAGAGAGAACAGCAAGGAAGTTTGTATATCTACTACATCTCTTCTGGTACTACATTCTTGACGGCAGGTATCCAAGATAAGCTTACAGCTCCTGCGGCCCTTGCAAATGTTCAAGCCATTGTTGCTGTGCCATCTCAGCCATAACAACATACTTAACATTACTTACAGGAGGCCAGATTCGTCTGGCCTCTTTTGTTTTTATACAATAAAAAACAAAAATATTTTTATCTTTGTATAAAATAAAATACAAATGGCAAGAGAAACATTGGTGCTAACGCCATACGGCGTTAACGGATCTGGGATAAGAATGTTCCAGTATTCTTACTACGACACACAGAAACGCAAGCAAATCAACTTCTTAGTAAACGGAACCATCTACGAAGGTTCACTAGCAAACGGAAAAGATCCTGCGTCTCACAGAGAGGAGAAGAAAATATTCTTTGATGCAAAAGTGCTTCGCTACGTACTTGAGTACGACACAGACGAGAAGTCATCATCAGAGTACCAGGAGGCTAAGTTTATCCTAAATCACCCGAACGTACAGAACGTATCAGGAGAGCAGAACTCAAACTATGCTGGAAAGACTATGTGGTTAGTAGAGCTTGTTCAGCAGAAGCTAGAGCATGGCTATACCCACATGATTGAGTTCTTGAAGGCGCAGAACGAATTCCTAGCAATGCCTCCAATGGAATGGCGTGAGTGCGCTTTCCACTTCGGACTAAACCCTACAAAGAAGGGGCCTCATGAACTAGCAACAGAGCTAGTAGGACACAAGTCTGGTATCATCATCTCATCTATTGAGAAATGCGAGGACTTTTTCAGATGGAAGTCTACATACCATAGCGATGATCCAAAGTTTGTTTCAGAAAAGGCAACGGCACTAGGTATCATCAGAAAGGACAACGAGGTGTATAAGTTTGATGGTATCCCAATGGGTCGTACAATCGATGAGGTTTCAGCAGCGTTGTCTGTAGACCGAACAACACTACGTCAGGTTGTGAAAGACATCGAGACTAGCGACTCAGACCTAGCGGAATATATCGAGAAGCTAAACCGTCACTTCCCAGGATGGGATAGCGAGGATCGGAAGGAAGGTCCGCCATCAATCGAGCCTAGCGACAAGCCAGTAGAAAATAAGGTCGCAGCAGCAAAAGCGGCGCAAAAGCAAACAATAAAAGCCTAACCAGCAAATCATAAAAGCCATTCATTTTCGAATGGCTTTTTTATTATATTTGCTTTCATAACAATCTTATTATGAACAAGCCATCAAAGTCAGCTACAATCAAAAGCGTAAGCGCAAAATCAGTACTTGCATTCGCTAAGAAAGGAGCAAGCAAGCCTAAGGGCGGTAAGAAATCCTGCTAATGGAAAAGAGCGGCAGATTAAAAGCAGCTCTAAAAAGAGCTGGTGTATCGGCTGTGAACAAGCCGAAGCGGACGCCTAGTCATCCGAAGAAGTCGCACGTTGTTGTGGCTAAGGAGGGTGACAAGATAAAGGTCGTGCGTTTTGGACAACAGGGCGTAAAGGGTGCTGGTAAGAATCCTAAGTCTGCGAAGGACAAGGCTCGTAAGAAGAGTTACTACGCTAGGCATAATGCTCAGGATCCCAATCCTAGCAAGCTTTCGCCTCGATACTGGTCCCACAAAGTTAAATGGTAGTATGGCTCGTAACACACTAGCAGGTAAGGGGACGGGTAGATATAACAAGTCTACAGGCAGGGACTACGGATATGATAAGGAGTACCAGTCTTCAGAAGAAAGAAAGAGATACAGGGTTCGTCTTAATAAGAAGAATAGGGAGGCTGGGACATACGGTAACAAGGATGGTAAGGACGCGTCTCATACAAAGAGAGGGGAGCTAGTAATGGAGCCTAAATCAAAGAACAGAGCTAGAAACGGTCACAACGGTAGATCTACAAAAAAATGAGCGTCGCCAAGAAATCCAATCCTGCTCTTTGGGAGAAAGCTAAGTCGCAAGCAAAAGCTCGTATGGGTGGTAAACATTCCGCAAGAGCGATGCAACTAGCTGTCTCCATCTACAAGAAGGCAGGAGGGAAATACAAGGGCGCTAAGGCATCATCTAACAAACTAGCCAAGTGGACTAAGCAGAAATGGAGAACAAAGTCTGGTAAGCCATCTGGAGAGACTGGAGAGCGGTACCTACCAGAGAAGGCTATCAAGTCATTGTCGTCAGCAGAATACGCTGCTACAACAGCTGCTAAGAGAAAAGGAACGAAGAAAGGAAAGCAGTTTGTTAAGCAGCCAAAGTCTATCGCCAAGAAAGTAAAGCCATATAGAAAATGAAAGCAAAAGCAAAACACAGAGGCTTCAAAGCGGTTCAGAAAGAGATTTCTAAAAAACAAGGCATCTCGATGGAACGCGCTGGAGCTATTCTAGCAGCTGGGGCAAGAAAGGCCTCGCCAGCTGCAATCAAGGCAAACCCACGCCTTAAGAAAATTAGAGGGGTAGTAAAGAAAAAATCATCAGCAAAAAAGAAATAATCATGGCAGCAAACAAAAACATCCCACCGAAGGTTAAAGACTTTCTCCAGAATATTGGAGATAAACTTTCGCAAAAAAAGGCAAACAAGCCTATGAGCCAGAAGAAAATGGACAAGCTAAAGAGAATGGCTACATTTTCAGATAAAGCAAAATCTAATCTTAGAATTGGCGGAACAGCAGTAGCAGCAACAGTTGGAGCTGCTTATGGAAAGAAAATAGTACAAGGAACAAAAAAGGTTGTAAAAAAGACTAAGAAGGCTGTTAAAAATGTGGTTAATTCAATGAAGTCCGTTGAACCTAAAAGAAACAAGGACGGCGTACCAATGCGTAGTCCTAAAAAATAAACAACCATGGCAACTAAAAAAAATCCAATTCCTCCTCAGCTAAAGCAGCAGATGAAGGAACAAGTAAGAGAGGGCTTAAAGAAAGCAGGTAAAGTTATTGCACCAATGGCAGCAGCCACAGTTGCAATGTTCAAAAGGAAGCCAGAAGTAAAGCTTGAGCAAAAAGGTATGCGCCAAGAGGCAAGAGCAGAAAGAAAGACAGCCCGTGCTGCAAAAATCACTGCAAAAGGCGGTTCAGCAACAAGAGCCGCTAAGCTCACCAGTAAGGCAAGTAATCTGAAATCAAAGTCAGCTGCCAACCTAAAGGCTGCTGAGGTAATCTACAAATCAAAAAACCCTAAAATGAAGTAATCATGGCAAACAAGAAATCAAAGGTTCAAGAGGTTATCGACAAGGTAATCGGGACTAAAGAAGAGCAAGTAGTAGAAGCACAAGTAGTAGAAGAAACGCAGCCAGAACAGCCACAGCCACAAGCAAAGGCTACTGACTATGTTCACAAGGAGCTTCCTAGTCTATTGGCCCTACGTAAAAAATTTGGAAAATAACCCCTAAAACAAATAATCATGGCAATTTTTAAAAAACAGGACAAGAATCCTAAAGCAAAAACAACAAAACCAGCTGCCGTTTCGCCAGCAAAAGCAAAAGCTCAAAAAGCAGCGCAAGACTTAAAAGTAAAAGCACTTCAATCTAAGGCTAAAGCAGCTAAGTCAAAAGCAGCATCAAGCAAAATGCGTAGTGAAAATACTCCTATGCCATTAGCAAAAGGTCAGCCAGTACAAAGATTGATTAGAGCAAGTAATAGAGCAATGGGTCTTTCAGGAAAGGATATTATGAAAGAGGAAGCAAGAGATAATAGATTTACTGAAGATATGTATCCAGAGATTTACAAAAAAAATAAAACTAAAGCCGAAAAAGCTGATTCAGCCCTTCTTACAAACAAAGTTTTTGACGCTGCTTTTGGTACTCGTAAAATCCAGTACAATAAAGTACGTAAGCCAAAAATGCGTGGAGGTAAATAATTATGGCAGCAATTAAAAAGGCTCTCAAGGCATGATGGGCTACGGCTCAAAGAGAATGGGTATGTAATTACCCGTGTTGTGTGTTTATGTGTTTCAGAGAGCCGCGCAAGTGGCTCTTTGTATTTGACGCTCTTTTTATTACATTTGTACTATGACAGGCGTAGAGATAAACCAGATATATTCTCAACAGATAGGCCAGACGTACTCTGGGATAGAGGATATTCCCAAGAAGAACAGACGCTTCAAGAAGGCTCTAATCAACGCCATCGAGGAGAAGTATCGAAACCTAAACGAGCAACGCGAATTCGATGAGATAAGGAGCCTGATATCTAGTCAGGAGTTAACTCCTACTAATAACTACATCGATTTTGTTATTAACAATACTGCTCATGTATTAGCCGTAAAGGCTAAGTACAAGAGAACAATTCCAGGATTGACTATAAAGGACATCACAAACACTAGTCCTATAGTTCTAGACCTGTTCACGCCAAACAACATCAGGACTGGCGATACTATCCTGCTAGAGAACGTGCAGGGTAACACAGCCGCAAACGGCGAGTTCACTGCAATCGTAAAGAATAGATTTAAGATTGAGCTTTATACTGCTAACGGTCCTACAACAGGTAATGGTAAGTTCGTTCAATCACCACTAACAAAGATCTCAAGGGTGTTCTATAACTATTGTCAGTTCCTAAAGAGCGATGAGAAGATCTCGTCATTCAAGGGAGCAACAGAGGACTATCCGCTATACGAGATACGAGATGGAGGTATATACTTCTATCCATATGCACAGGGTAGTATAGCGCCGTCAAAAATCACTATAGACCAGATAAATACAGTTACACTAGAGTTTGATCTAGCAGATAATTCAATCAACTATTCAGCAACATATCCTGATAAGTTCATTTACCACGTAATTGATCTAGCGGCCAAGGACTTCGATATCACATTCAGAGACTATCAGAACTCACAGGCAACGGATCAGCAAATATTACTTAACCCATGACACGCAAACAATACGTAGATATATTGCAAGCAGAGACGGCTGGTGGTAACATCACCGATGAGGTTAGAATGGACTACAGGCTCATGGGGGCTATGCTAGACATTGCTAGAGAGAAGGCTATAGTTACATACGTAACGCAGAAGAAGGTGGTGCCAGCGATGCTGTATCAGACAACATATCCTCAGTTCAGAAGCGAGGTGCAGGAAGATAACTGCAATACGCTATTCCCATTCCCATCTAAGACCATCCAGACAGACGCTGCATTCTCAGGTATCGCGTACATCGGTGGCGAGGACGGGAAGACGCCATATATAAGGTCAGCAAACCAGGCCGACTACGCCAACCAGATGCAGCACTTCTTGATGTATGCTATATCGTCAAAGAACCCTGTGTCTATTTATATTCCAGAGTTCAACATGGTTAAGATAAACAAGACCCCAGGCCAGCTTCCAAAGAGAATCATGGTCACAGGTGTGTTTACTAACCCTACGCTAATACCAGAATACAACGAGCAGTTTGATGACTATCCTATCACAATGGAGATCTTCACAATGGCGAAGGACTACCTGTTACAGATCGACATCAGACAGGTATTATCAACAGTACCAGACGACATAAGCAACTCATCAGACGACGCATCAGTAGCGGCACAAGCTCCTAGGAAATGAAAAGAAGTATAGCCACACCAATAGCACTTAAGTCTGTAGTAGCCTCGGCTAAGCAGCAGTTAAGAATCGGGCAAACGTCCGAGCATGATGCTATGTTCTATAGACTAGCAGACGAGGCGCTAGGTCAGATAGGATCGCTAGATACGTTCGTTAAGCAGACCGAGTGCTTCGATATCGAAGACTATAAGTTCGAGCTTCCTAATGGCTTTGTTCGTCCGATAGCATTAAGGCTTGAGGGCGACACCACGATGAAGGCCAACAGCAATGTGACATACTTCAACCAGGAGTTTATCCGTCAGTGCCAGTGCGACGACCCAGAGGTAAGGAATTATCCAGACCTACAGTCCACGGGTGAGATAATCAATGGTTACTGGATGTTCAACACGGATGTGAAGGCTACTAAGGCTGTGATGACCTACCTATCTAGGAACCTAGACGAGGACTGCATGATGATCATGTACGAGAACCAGGAACGTGCCGTAAGGTCTTATATTAGCTGGAACTTCACAAGGATGTACTTTGAGATGTTCCCCCCAAATATATCGGAGTCATACAGACAAGAATGGATGGCACAGAGAAGATATTTGATAGGTGAATCGTTCCAGCGTGAATACTTGAACAACAGAACGCAGATAGGGTCAATCTATCGCGCACTTATCAATAATCAAAACTTCTCTATATAATGCCATCAGTACAGTTACGAAGCTTTGGGGGACTAAATACAGACAGCCACGTTCAGGATATTCGCAATGGTGACTACACCGATGCGAAGAATATAGAACACGTTAGCGCTGAGAAGGGTGAGTCATTAGCCATCACGCCAAGGACTGGTAACGAGTTTGCTTTTGACTTAGGTTCTGTTACTGCACAGGGCAAGAGATATCTATTTAAGTTTTCTCTTGAGTCTCCAGATGGTATTTTTTATATCAGAATAAAGAACTCTAATGGCGTAACTGATTTTATACCAACATTGGTTGGATTAGTTTACATCCCTTCTAGAAATGATTTTGAATCTGCGATTGTATCGGCATGGAACGGCTTTAGAGTAATAGACGCAACTTCTGATCCTATTATAGCTCCATCTATTGATTCAACAAAAGAGCTTGCTTATATAGTAGAGCCAGATCCGAATTCACCTGTTCAAGCGAACTATGAATTAACTGTAGTAGAAAACTACTTTATTGTAAATGAAATTATTGAACTAGAAGGTGGAGGTATATCTGGATCTATTGACATAGAATGCATCACAGAGTGCATACCGCTATCAAGAGAGGGTCAATTAGAGGTTATAGGGTCTAAGGATATACTCGGTGATTTATTTATTATATCGTCAAATAAGAGAGAGGACCCAGTAGAGGTAAATCTTTTTTTTACTGTTGTAGATATTATAGCTAACGGAGTAGCTGTAAATATAACTTTTAATAGTGAATATCAACAGTATTTATACCCTGGTCAAGAGATATACATATCAGGCGTAGAAGGCCTTACATCACTTAATGGGTTATACACAATTTCTTCACTTGTTAACCCTTTAACTGTACAAATACTAAACTTCATAGAGGTACAGAACATAGACAATGGCAACCCATCTCAGCCTTATGTTCAAGGAACAGGAAAGGCTACACTTAATCCATTTGGCATAGGTGAGATAGGTGTTGCGACAAAGAACGAGTCTAGAAACGAGTGGACATACACCAGGTTACTTAGATCAAGGGAGCTTAACTTCTGGATTAAGCATCAGTTTGATATGGAGGGCGAGGTTTCTTTTAACAGGAAGTCTTTGTATTTCACAGACGACTTTAACCCGCCTAAGCTTTTCTATTACAGAAACTCAGCCCCGTATGTACAGGATGGCGCTATAAAGGGGATATACCCTGATTATGGAATCTTCAACTACGACAGTATATCTGACCAGACAAACCATATACTAGGCCAGCCAAGCATAGATATTGATCTAGTAGAGCAGCAACAAGGGGGCGGTGGTTTATATGTTGGGAATCATAGGTATTTTGTTAGAGGCGTTCTTGGAGATGGAAGTTATACAGACTGGTCTTTGCCATCTGGTGCTGTACCTGTTTATTTTGAGAGATTTAATGGTGATCCAAGAAAGATTATAGGTAATATATCAGGGACAGCAACATATAAGCAGAATGTTCTTAGGATATCAAATCTAAATTCAAGTCTTTATAAATTCATTGAAGTTGCTTGTATTCTATATATTGACCTAGCTGTTGATACTACAACATACGGAGTGTTCAATAGATTTGCCGTATCAGAAGATGTAGATTTTCTAATTATAACTCATACAGGAAGAGAGGAGGGCGTAGATCTGATCCCAGAAGAATTAAGCATTCAGACGGAAGTAGTATCTAAGGCTAAGAATAATGCTATAGTAGATAATAGATATATTCTATCAAATCTTACTATTCCGAACGACGATTTCTCTGATATACTAAATGCATTTACATATAGTATAAAAAAGAAAGATATATCAAGGGTCAATACATATCCTAACTTTTCTGTTGGCGGGCATCAGGATCCAATGAATGTATTTTATTATACAGGCTATATGCTCAATGAGACATATAGAATTGGATGTAGATTCAAGTACAAGAGTGGCTATGCAAGTCCTGTCTATAAAATATTTGATGTAACAATAGATACAGAGCAAACATCGTCAGACAATAAAAGAACAGCAGGGCTTGATAATTATGATTTAGTTAGCTTGAGCACAACTAGCCAAGGAAGACAAAATTACGTGCCTTATATAGAGATATCATCACCAGATCTTTCAAGTTTCCTAATTGATGGAATACAAGCATCTCAAGTTATAGATAGAATAGAGTATTTTAGGGCTGAAGTAAAGAATCCAACAATTGTAGGATATGGTTTCGCTGTAAATCACGTAAAGGCGATGACATTGGGATCCAAGTGGCCTCCATTATTTATTTCATCAACATATAATCAGGTTAGATCTACTGGGTGGTACATAACATCAGCTCAACCAACATCAGCGCAGGATTCATCTAGTCCAATTAGCAATGGGCCAATGGTTACTTATGAATTCCCTTTTATAGTGTATAGTCAAGCAAGTCCTGGATCTGGAACTGCAACAGGTGGATTTCCAGGAGGAGTGTCATCAGAGTACCTATTGCCTTCAAGTGTTCAATATTACGATCCAAATTATACAATGAATTCTGGACCATTATCTGGAAAAGAAGGCGGGTATATTTGGAAGGATGATATAGTTAGTATATATTTAATAGATTCTATAATTACTGAAGGTAAGATAGATGTTATTCCTAACGATATAATTATAAATATAGGACAGGCAGATGGTAATATAAGATATACATCATATTTAAATCCTCCATACAGTTATTATATAGAGTTATTTAATCAATATAATTCGACTCAAAAACAGGAGGTTCCAATAGAAAACTCTGTTTATATTAATTCCAACGAAATTTCTTCATTCGAGGGATCATGGGTCGCTAAATATGCAGGAGTTGATCAAAATACAAATGGGCAAAGAGCTATATATTTTATACCGAATATTGAAGCAGCTATAGACTATTCAAGTTTAGATACTTTTGATTTAACGCAGAATAATATAAGAATTGAATTTGCTGTTTATAACCAAAGTGATAATGTTCAGTTATTAATAGCTAGTTGGGAGAATACAGCAAACTTAGATACATTAGAATGGATTACTGCATTTAATAATAGCGCTTCATCTAATGGTACTGGAATAATAGCACAGGGGACAGGAACTAGTGGACAAGTAAATATATTAGCACCTGTAAATGATCCATATTGGCTAAGCCCTGCTACAAATACTCAATTACGGGCATATGGTGTACCAAGTGGCGCTGCTCTTTTTGAGCAATTTGCAGATTTTCAAGGAGCCTCAGTTCAGACAACAACAACAAATATTTTTAACTCTAGCTATGTTGCAAAGCTTGAGACTCCTTTAAGTCCATTTTTATCAACAGCATTAGATAAAGGATTTAGGATAATACAAGTAAAAAGATTACTTTCTCCTGGTACATTTCAGTATTCTCCAGAGGGTCTTGATTCATATGTATACACTGGCTCTTTTCAGAAACCAGGCCAATCAGTTGTTATCGATATATTTGGCGGTGACACATACACATCTCAAGTATACTATAGAACATTTGTAAATGTAAAAAGCTTACCTAACCCTCTTACAGGCGAATCTGCTCAAGCAATAAATTTTACTGGTCAAACAAAGTCTAATTCTTATTTAATATATAAAGACACGGATAATCCAGACCACAAAGTATATCCATTCTCATACACCGATGGGACAAATGAATCTGGGTTTAATGATTGGCTATCAAAGCAAACACTAGATACATTCTTCTATAATTCTGGGTATGATTTAAGAAATTTATTTTATGGCTTTAGAGCTGGTCCTCCTATAGATACATTAGAAAAGCTTCCAACCAGAATTATATATTCTGACCTGAAGCCACAGAACGCAAGGAGTGACTTCTACAGAAGGTTTGGCATTCTATCATACACAGACCTTGATGCTTCGTTCGGTGAGATCATCGACATGAAGAATATCAACGGTGAGCTGTTCACATTACAGCCAAACAAGTACCAGCGTCAGTTCTTCAATACAAGGGGTACACTTCAGCTTAGCGACACTAGCCAGATTGTGCTAGGAGACGCTAGTGTGCTTTCTCGCCCTGGTGTTACTATTACATCATACGGATGTTCAAATAAATGGTCAGTATTCCTTGGTAGATCCCAAGGTGGTGATGATGTGGTATATTGGTACGATAGAATAAGAAAGAAATTCATGAGGTTTGGCGCAGACGGTGCTGTACCTATTTCAGACAGGGCATTTGTTAGAACTGCTGCGTTAAATGACACAAAATGGGTTTTAGACTTCGATAGCCCTGCTTTGAATTATGGTATGCATGGAGTTTGGAACCAGCGATTAGGAGAGGCAATATGGACTATTAGGGCGCATAGGAAGCCAGACCTTGCATGGGTAGGTGTGGAAAGAGAGCTTCAGCCAGAAGCTGGAGAAAACCCAATCATATACAAAGTAAATGAAATAGTATACCTTGAGGACGAAACTAACTTCTTAAATTTTGAGCAGACTATTGTTTTATACGTAGTTATTCAGGAGCATTCATCCGAGCTTAATATAAAACCAGGTGTTACTCAAGGATGGGAAGAGTACTTCTTTAGGCCATCGATTGATGATAAGGACTACTATAATATAAACACTATATCATACTCGGAGTTCAAGAATAGATTCAGTCAGTTCCAAGAGACGTACCATCCGCGTATCTATCTTCAATGGAATGACACGTTCCTTTCGCCTAGACCAAAGGACCCAGAGTCAAATGTGTACGAGCATAACTCTGGCGACATCATGCGCTGGTATGCTCATAACGGAGAGGTACAGGAAGAAGAAGGATATATTGAGGTAGTGTTTAACATTGATCCTAATATCACCAAGCGTTACGTGGCTCTTATCTGCAATAGCGAGTTCACCCCGTATAGACTAGAGCTAGAGACAAGGACTCAGACTACATTTATAAATGGTCCTGATTTTGAGCAGCAGCTTGAACAGTTCTTTGCACCTATTCCAAACGTGGCTGTAAATGGACAGACTGATCTAGACAAAGACTTCATGTACGGCCAGTGGGTAAAGATTAGGTTCTACTACGAGCCTGGTGAATTCCAGAGGTTTACAAATATTGTATTGAAGTTTAATCCAATGGTTAGGCTTTGGAACACATAATTTTTATCTTTGTGAAAACAAAAGATTTTAATTATGCCATTACCTGTAGCAGCCATAGGCGCAATAGCGGGACTAGCATCAGCTGGTATTAACGCATATATGTCTTATAGGGATCGCCGCAGAGCCGAAAGGGGTTTAGCTGCACTCGGAAAAAGACCAGAGCTTACGGTTCCAAAAGAAGTGCTTGGAGCATATCAGGAGCGCTTAAGACGGTCAAAGATGTATCAAGGGTTTTCTCAAGCAGAGCTTAACCAGATGAGATCGGCCCAGGCTCGACAGAATGCAACAATGTTTAATAGAGCTGCTGGCATAGGTTCATCTCCAATGGCACTACAAGCAATTGCTGCAAATACAGACGCCAGAAACTGGTCTAATGTGGCAGCACAGAACGCTGCTATGAACAGACAAGGGCAGATGGCAAATCTGTCGGCAGCAGACGCATTGGCTGGCCAGGTAGGTCAATACAGGTCTATGCAAGAAAGAAGCGTTCTAGGCAACTATGATGCTCAGCAGCAAGCATATGGACAAGCAATACAGCAAGCACGTCAGAACCAAGCTAATGCTATTTCTGGAATTGGCTCTTTGGGAATGACTATGGCAACCAGTCCAGAGTTATGGGGTAATGGAGATTCAGGTGACGAATAATACTTAATCCAAATGGCAGAACCATCACTAGGACAGGCAATAGGCCTTAGAGTAGAAAGAAAGGATATATTCGCTCCAGCAGCTAAACAGTTAGGCGCTAATCTTGCCGCTTTCGCAGAGAAGAAAGAAAGAAAACAAAAGGCAAGAGAGGACCAGTACAATAAGTTCCTTGACGAGGTTATAGGACTAAGAAAGACTCCAGTCCATGTTAGAGAGCAAGCTAATTATGATGCTGCAATAAACGAGCTTAAAAAGGACCTAGATAGTAAGTTTGACTCTGGAGCAAGCCAAAGAGAGCTGGCCGAGTCTTTTTTTAACTTCTATGATAAGCAAGATTTAATAAAGAAGCGTAGCGATATGCTGCTGGATGATCAGAAAAATGCGTTCCAGAACCCAAGTATAGTAAGTTCAAGGGTAGCTCAAAAGATATATAGAACAGATCAGCAGTTAACAGCAGATGATCTTACGGAAGCAGCGGCTATGGGTTATGATATTAATCCTGAAACTGGAGAGATATTAGCTCGAAGGATACAATATACATCCATACCAGAAACAATAAAGAATATAAAATTCGATAAGGCCGAGGCTGATGATGCTGTTGCGTTTGAAAAAGATATGGCCAATAAGCCTTTAGCAGAGCAAGCTGTATATAAAGGAAGGAAAATACCTGGATTCACGCCAAAAGTAGCTGAAATAACAAGACCTTCTAAGGTTTTGTATGAAATGAAGGTAGATAACTTCCTTAACTCAGATAGAGGGTATACCGAAAGTGCTTTACAGGAAATAGAGCAATCTCTTCCTGCTAATCAGTCGTTGGCATCAGTAATAGCAAAAAGACAAGCGGAATTAAAGACCGCTAATAATGGCGTAGAGCCTACCCTAGATCTAGTTAAAAAATCTCTAGCAAAGGATCATTTCATGAGTATGTATGAAAACTGGGCTAGAGAGAATGCTGTGTCAGATGAGTTACAAAGAGAGCCTAGAGGCAGTAGTACTTCTGGTAAAGATACTCCTACTGCAACACAAGGGCGTGTTGTAGAGCAAATGCAAATGACAAACGATTCATACAAAAAGCTAGGAAATGCTGACTATGGACAAGTGTTATCTACAATGGGAAAGGAAAGATCAGCAAGCGAAAACGAACCTGATGTAAATAATGCTCTTCTTAAAATTGATAAAGACGGGGGATTTATTGCTAGTTCACCTACAATATACTTCAATACAGGAGCAGCAGAGCCACTAACTCTTTCAGGTGGTCAGTCTGTAAATCCACTGAATATGTGGTATAATAAAAAAGATGGAAGTCTATATCTATTGTATGACAATAAAGCGTCAGCAAAGGGAACCTCTCCAAGTTTTAAGGTTAACCAAGTAAGGGTAACTAAGGAAGAAGCTGCATCACTACTAGCTAATACTGGAACAAATATTAAAGCCACTGTGGAGCAATGGAACCTATATGCAAAACAGAAAGGTTTGCCAACATTGAATGACGTAGCAGATGGTAGAGTGTCTTCTACTCGGACTACAACAAGAACACCATCAGGTGGTAAAGCAACAAAAACAACTAGCTCATATAATTGGAGCGGAGGTAAATAATAAAATAAGATGAACGAAGACGCAATTGACGATTTATTCAACCATGCTAAAACTCTAGGCTACAAGGATACTAGAGATAACTTCCTTAATCTAATTTATACAGACCAAAGGGCTTTTAATGATATGTTCTCTTATGCAAAGTCTAAGGGATTCAATAAAAGTGAAGACGACTTCTCAATACTAATTGGGAAGAAGAGCCAAGGCCTGGGAAAGCCACTCCCTGGAAGCGAAGCTGGACCTTCTGGGGGAAGACGATTACCATCGAAATTAAGCGGACAGCAAGTTAAGGCATACCTCGGCAAGTACGGGGCATCGTTCACCGACCAGCAGTACGACCAGATCGCACAACAGGCGGCTGGTAAGTCTTTTGAAGAGGCGATGAATATCGCTAGGAATATTACCACGCCTACACCAGTTGCGCCTACGCCAGTACAAATGGCTCCGCTAGAAGCTGGAAGGCAAATGCTTGCATCAGCAGCGGAGCAAAGAACAGGCCTTGCTGAGGAAGTACAACAGGAGGAAGAGCCAAAAATAAGCGGTTACCTTTCGCCTGAACAGCTCCAAGGTGCTGCAATGGAAGAAGCAAGAATGCCATCGGCCACGATGCCTACAATAGAGCAGAAGAAGGCTGAGTTTGCAACTCAGTTTAGGCAACAAGGTGAAGCAAGGGCTGCTGATGTTGTGTCCGAAATGAGTTCGGATACAAAAAAAAGAATGTTAGCATTGTATGCCGAAGATGCTAAGGTTAATGATAGCGATGAGTTAGACTTAGGCCCGTTTGGAACTATAAAGGTAGGGGAAACTCCAGAGGAGGCCCAAAGAAACCTAGATCAACTTATAAGCTTTGGTGAACCAAGCTCCATTGGATTTCAATCTGGGTTTAATTCTCAACAAATATATGACAAGCTTAAGTCCGACCTCGGTTATGAAAATGACAAGAAGCTAGAAGAAGACCTTCTTAAATATTTTATAAGCAACCAAGGCTTAGTGTCTGTTTTGGACGATAGCAAGCAAAAGCTAAGCTCGTACACCCAGGCATATGAGGCCGCTTCTCAAGACCCACAATCATCTCCAGAGGAACTAGTCGAACTAAAGAAAATGATCGATAAGGAGCTTAAGATACAGGAGATGGGTTTTATAGTTGAAGGATTGCAGTATCGAGAAAACGTATCATACTTAGAAGGCCTAGGGCTATCTCTTGCGTATGCTGGATACGACGCAGGTTATCTAGCCGAGGGTTTTAGATTGAGCGTAAATGAATTAACAACTACTCTTTTAGAAAATACAATAGAGCCTATTTTTCCTGAGTCATGGAAGGGTGTGATAAGAGATAATCTTGTTTCCCCTGTTTTGTACTCAAGAAAAAAAATACGCGAGGAGCAAGCTGAGCTTCCATATCAAAGTGTTGCATCTCAATCAGTTATTGACGGACTTAATTTGATAAACGTAGCACGTACTGGCACCCAAATAGCTGGTTCTATTGGGGTTACAGCGGCTGGAGGGATTATTGGCTTTATGGCGGGAGGTCCTGTAGGTGCTGAACGCGGTGCAACTTTAGCCGCCGCCTCACTTACATATGGCGAAGCTGCCGATGAGGCAAGGAAGGCTGGCGCGTCTGAAGCAGAGACTCAAGCATATGCGTTATTAGGGGCTTATATAGATGGTACTTTAGAGAAATTTGGTCTAAAGGGATTGACAAAAACAATTGTGACAGATGCCGAAAGAAGGTACGTACTATCTGCTATAAAATCAGAATTAAAGAAAGGTGCCAGCGTAGAAAAAGTTGTATCATCAATAGTTAATAGGGTTTCAAATGCTGCTGGTTCGCTAGTTAAAGCTGGTACGCCAGAAGCTGGAACAGAGTTTGCTCAAACAGGAAAGGATATTATAATTAAGAAGGGATTCAACGAATTTATACTAGAAGAGACTGATAAGAAGTTTGAAGAGCCTACAATAGACGAAGCTGGTAGAATGTTAGCAGAGTCGCTTGTAAAATGTTTATTAGGAGCGTCTTAA